TTACCGTTTGGTCTTGAAAGAACACTAGCAGGTTCGACCTGAAGCCTGCTACACCCCGAATCTCGATGGCTCCTTGAGGAGCGAAGGCACCGACATCGATCTCGATTGAGTCGTTAGGTACTGGGTCGTGAGGAAACGTCCCAGCGGTCCCAACAGCAGAAACGAAGATCGTTGTTGGCTGTTGCACGGACGGTGCGCCGTACGGGTTGATATTGGCTATGCAGTGGTAATTCGACACCACACAGCCAAACTTGCCAATTGGAACGTTAACGTTGCTTCCTGTGGCTAGGTCTTGCAGATATTTGACAGTGAAGTCATCGGCTATCGTAATCGGCTTATCCTTGCCGTTGTGAATGATCAGTTCGCGTTTATACGTTACGAAATTGACTAGATCGAGTCCCGTACTCCATCCAGCGGGCGCTCCTGGCAGTGCAGCAGCAATTGTCGGGTTCCATATTATCTTCTTACTTCCGTCGCCCCCGATCACTATGACTGCGCCGTTAGAGAGTACACAGATCAGCCCAGCGGCAAAGTACGTCATATCGACAATTCGCGCGCCACTCCCCGCTATGCTCGATAGGTCAGCGAACCATTTCGAGCCGTATCGAATCTTCTGCGTACCGCCAGGAGTGCGTCGAAAGTTGCGAACCTTAACGAGGTAGGTTGACTCCATTTGTAGATCGGTTTCGATGGCGTTCCAACCACCACCGAAACCGCGCAAAGTGATGTTTTCTAGCCTGTTCTTCGCGGCTGGTTTCATCGCCTTTGGAAAAATGGAAACATTCATGTGTGAGTCACACTAGCGTTCGTGCCAATAGAATGGGATACTCGAGTCGCCCGAGACAGGAATCGGATGACTAGCCAGTGCCGACATTACGTCTTTATACTTCATCTCCATCAGGTTACGAACGGTGTCTGCTGCGCCGGCGTTTAGATCGTCTCCCGATAGCGTCATGAACGCAGTTGCGTACACGAGCATATCGGTGTCGAGGTAGAATATCTGTTCCCAGTCAAACGACACCTCAGGGGGGACTAGGGGGTAGACCTTTGCCAATACGTTTACGATCCCTATTGACGTCAAAGGATAAATCTGAATCTTCTTCCTGGCGTAGTCTGGATCGGTTACGTCGAGACTGGTCCAGTACGCAGGTCTAGCGTTACTAGTATTCATGGTCGCAGGGTTGATACGCGCAGGTAGTATTGGAAGTGGATGCGCACTCTGGTCTGCGTGTACTGCGAGAAAGTCTTCAAAGTCCTTAACCTGCTCGAATGGGCTTGTTACGGGTTTTCCTGTCGCTCCATTGAGCGTAACGGTGAACCACTTGCAGTACTGTCTCCACGAGTATTTCTTGAACATCATATTGAAGGCTCGAACAGCATCGGCCTTCATCCGGTCGTCCTCGTACATCTGTACGCCAGGACCAGTCACCTCACCGACAACGGTGAGTGCAGCGTTTACGATCTCGCGTATAGATGCACTCACCGCCGTCCTCCTCACCCGTGACTAGTAAGCCAGATGCCTGATACCGAGGAGTCCACCGTTGCCTGCGGCGTTAACAGTCGGATCACCGATGTGGCTAGTTTCGTAGTTCAAGACACCGTTTGGGGGTGTAACCGGCGTGTACAGGCCTCGAGGATCGCCTGTAGTCGCTGTTTGGGGATCAGTCAACACAGCCGCAACTGAGGCAGTGTTGATCTGAGCGAAGGTCATAATTGTCGTGCCTTCCTTTGCCGTTGTGATTTGGCCCTTCCACGGTAGACCAAGCGACAAGCCAGAGCCAATCGCCACCGTGATTGTATTGGTGGCCAGTGTGATGAGCCTAGTTCCGAGAACCCAGCCAAACGCCTTCAAGCCAACGAGTGCAGTTGACGCCGCTGCTGAGCCCGTGAAGCGTTCATACATTGGCTGACCAAGATAGTCAGCTCCAATAACGTCTAGAACGTTCGCATTGCCAGGAACGCCGGACGGAGTGACTGTGATGGTCCTGCCATAGCGTGAGTCGAGCTTAAGCGGCGTCGAAAGGTACTGAATCGTGGTCAACGTCCCACCGACACCGGCAGTGATAAGGGTCGCCAACGGACCGGCGGTTGCCGGAATGCCGTGGGTGAACCTTCCAGGCCCAAGGTTGATTACCGATGTGCCTAGTGCCATAGCCGGAACGTACATGTTCAAGCCAAGAGCGAAAGCCTGTCTATCTTGTAGCATAAGCGCCTCCTTATACGGCCGAAACCTGTTCAGGCTCGATCTGTTCCGGCATCAGGACCGGACCAGTTTTTGCTGTGGCAAGCCTGATGACCTGCTTTTCCATCGACTCCATAGCCCCTCGACGAGCATCCTCGTTCTGGGACATGAGCATACGTCCGATGGGACTATTCGGATCATTCAGCCCTTGCAGGTTGATGATCGGTGGCATACCGTCAAGACCGTACTGACGAAGGGTCTCCTTGTCCTTGCACCGAATGACGTGCCCACGAGGAAAGTAGACGAGATAACCTGCTGGTTCCTCGACCATCTTCGTCTTGAGTCCGTCCTTCTTGGTCCAAGTAGTAACCGGCCGTTTCACGGTGCCTACGCTCTGATGAAGGTCGACGACCACATAGGCGAGCCGTGCGCCATTTGCTGATGTTGTTAGCATGTGTGACTCACACTAGTTGGTCAGATATGCGTGAGTGCGGTATTGGCGCCAGCTACAGAGCTGGCCTTCCCATACAACACGGCGGCCGGTAGCATCGGTGTCCCACGGTGCTACGAGTTGCTTGATCTTCATGTTGACACCACGAAGCACATGCAGCGTCAGGTACTCCTCGTTGACGAAGTAAGCGACGTTCGGCGGGAGCTTTTCGTCGAACAGGAGAGGGACGCCGTTATGAGTGGTTCCAACGATACCGAGGTTGACCAGTTTCTTGCCAGTTCCAGTCTCGTTAAGATTGATGACAGCTTTGTCTCTCGCAGCCGCTTTGTGCATGCGATAGATGTTGCGTCCAGCAAAGATAACGGTAGGCTTCGGAGATGCCTGTCCATCGCTACCTCGATTCAGATCGAGTTCGATTATGTCGTCGAAGGCTTCCTCGATGTTTTCGGGGGTAAGGGTTCCGGCAAAATTGTAGCTGGAGGTCCGCCACTGGGGCTCGGCAGCCAGGGAAATACCTCCCACGGAGCCGGTGGTCGGATCGGCAGGGATGAGGTTCCCAAGCCCGTTTGGGTCGGTGCCGGTCCCAACGGATGTGTGATATGTGGCAAACTGTCTGGAGATGGACTCGTCAAGGGCCATGATTTTTCCCTTGAGGATTTTGAAGATGGCAGCTCGTCCTTGGTTTTCATCTTCTTCCTGATCCGAGATGATCAACGAGCCTACGACGCGACTCATGCTATATGCAACGGTCGTGAACTCGTTGGTTTGGTTAACAGGGACTTGATCGTAGTACTGCATCGAGGTTACGTTAGGGTTCAGACCTACGATGATAGGGTTGGTGATCGACGGACCACCATCCTCGACCACAACCCTCTTTTTAGCATGTAGATAAGCGCTGACGGTCCCAGAGATCGCTGAAGCCATGATGAGCTTTGCGCGACTCCGTGTCAGCATCGAGTTGATCACGGTGTCAAGTGCGGGCATTTTAGTCTCCAGTGTGAATCACACGAGGGTTAACGTGTAAGACCTGCTCGATCCATCACATCCTTGAGGATGGCATCGTAGGAGTCTGTCACGGGTGCTAGGTCGGACGATCCGTTTGTGGCCGGAATGCCACGACCTTGCGGGAGACTTCGCGGTTGCGAGTTCTGGGATGGACGCCGCGCTTGCGGGTTCTGTGCGAAATGGAGCTGTATTCTGGCCCAAACCTCGCCCAGAGTCATGCCTGGGAACTGCTGGAGGGTCTGGGTAAACACCGGAAGGTATTGTTTAGCCTCCGGGTTCTGGTTGAAAAAACCATCAACCTGCGTCTGTATCTCGGTGAGACGCTGTTGCTCTTGCGTCTTTTCCCGAGCCTGTCGTGCCTCGGCTTCTGTACGCTCTCTAAGAGGATTGACTGCTGTGCCGATCTCCTGCTTAATCATGTCTACGAGAGACTTAGGATCGACACCACCGGGCGTAAGCCCGAGTTCAGCTACATTTATACCATTAGTTGCGGCCCTTGTCAAGATGTTTTTTAGTGCCTGCTGTGGATTGTCGCGTAACTCCTTGAAAAGCCGTAGAGCGGTTAGGTGCTCACCCTGATCAAGGCCGAATTGCTTCACGGCATTGACTTGTGCCTGAGCCTGTTGAAGTTCACGATGCAAACCTTGTCCAATCTCTACGGCCTTCTTCAACCGACCCGTTACGTCAGTCAGTTGTCCGTGTAAAGTCTGCGCCTGCCCACGAGTCTTATGCAGGTCTTGATACATACGAGCTTCTTTACCAGCTCGCGCCACAACGATGCCATCGCCATTAACCAAGTTTCCCTTGTTGTCAGGATGAACTTCGGCATAATTAGGAATCGGCTTCGCACGAGGAGGAGGCTCAAGTCCCGACGGAGGCTGCCTTTGTTCAGTGTGACTCACACGTTGATCAAATAGATCAGGCTCGTCGCGGTCGGCACCACGATCCTCATACCCAGAGCCTTGATCGAGGTCTTCATTTCCACTACCCGAGTCTTGGTCCATACCAAGATCGTCACGAGACAGCCCAAGATTCTCAAAAACAGTATCTTCAGCCGCCTGGTTGGGCGTGGCCTTTCCATTACCAGGGTTCTCAAGTGCCATATTACCGTGCTCCTGTTGATTGTTGTATGAATTGCATGATGTCTTGTGGAGACGCACCCTCTTGATGCATCTGAGTAACCTTCTGCTTCACCTCGTCAGGTGCGGCCTGAGCCCTTTGCATCATCTCTTGTGCACCACCTGCCGGTTGACCAGACTCACCTGCCGCCTGTGGCTGACCTGCTCCGGTAGGCTGACCTTTCTGCATACTCGCCATCACCTCTTGGTCGATACTCGCCCAGTCTTCAGGCTTAATCGCGACTTCGGTAAAGGCTTGTTGCAGCACGCGCAACATAATCTTAGTGACCGAGCCTGGCGCCGCCCGAGCAAATTGACCGACGGCTTGAGAGACTTCGATTGCTTCCTTTTTACGGAAAACACTGTTAGGTTTCTCCATGCTGCCAGCCACAACGTCAACGCTGTACTTCTGGGTGAACGTTTTCACGTCCATTTGCTCCCAGAACTGTGCCATCTGTTCGCCAACCAGACTGGCAACGTCTTCGTTCGTATAGTTCTGTACGGCCAACTCAGCCAGCGAAAGTGCGATATCGGCGACTGTATCTTCGATGATGTCAACCTTAGCACCGACGCTAAGCTTCATACTCTCTTGATACGACTGTACACTCGCTACGTTCGTATTCGTCTTGAACTGAACACCACGCAAGGCATCACTAGTATTCGTAATACGGTTGATCGAGTCGAGTATCTTAGGCTTATCGAATAGCATTTCATACTGCAACGCCGGTGGAGCAAAGGCCTGGATCATGTCTTGGATTTTACCACCTTCACCCGCCTTGACCCCCAGAACTTTTTTGCCTCCCTGTGTATGACCACGGATACCATCGACGAACTTTTCGGCTTCGTCGGAGGTAATAACGTCCGAGTTGTAATAGAAATAATCGAACACGGAACGTCTGATCCTCGCGATCTGACGGTTGATGTCATTGATTTCGTCCTGCTGGTCGAGAATGTAGGCACTCTCACCCACGCCGACGCTTCCACCCGTGTTCATCGTCAGGGCAATAATGAAGTACGGAAAGAACCGCGAGATGCCAAGCGGATCATCCCATACCCAAAGCGGCCATGTCCAGTCATCTGTATGGAATAGCATGACTCGTCGCAGCTTCTTATCCCAGAGCATCTTGCACTCTGTGAAGTACTGATTGATGTACGCTCGACGACCTTCTGCCTCGAAGGCCATTGGAACGTCACCTTGGCCACTCAGCGCAGTCAGGACCATGCCCAGCCCATCGTCACGGGATGCTCCAGAGCCTTCTGCGAACACTGCCTTATGCGTAGGCTTGTAGATTAGTTTCCTGATCGCGTCTTTCTCGGCTTCGTCCTCTTTGAACGTGAAACGTGCCTGTAGACCCGCTGTAGATAGGAATACTGTCTCACACATCCACTCAGCATCGGCTCCATCCGGCTGTTCCGCATACGGATCGATGATCAAGTTATGCGAAAGGACGTTGCTTAGCTGTGGCCCACCAGGCTTAAGCAGTTCCATGCTCGACTCGAGGCTTTCGAGTTGCCCATACAAGTCTTCGACTTCCTTCTGATCCTTTGCCTGGATTAGTGCCTGACTAATACGCTGTACCTCAGCAACAGCAAGTTCAACCGAGTCGTCTTTCTTCGTCCAGTCCAGCTTAAGCACACCAAAGTTAGTCAAAAGCGCATTTCCAGCCGCCTTTTTGATCTTCGGCTTCGCGCTCAGCAGGTTTTTACGTTGAAATATGGCATTTAGCAGTGCTTGAAGGCACTGCGTGAACTGTTCGTCAGCTTTATCGTTTGTAACACACGTAATATCAGGGTTGCGGCTGTAAATAGCAGGCAGCATGATGTTCAGGTTGCTGAAGACGATGTTTTCAGTCGAGTCGCCACGCATGAAGTGGCCACGAGGCGTCTGAATGCTCTTATCTTGACTATGGTTATAGTACCGATAGACCTCCTCCCACACGTTCATGATCTCTTCGTACGCTACACATGCCGCGTCGTACTTATTCTTCCAGTACTTACCGACCTGCTTGCTGACAACGACCTTACTGCCCTCATACACCTGGTACAGGGGCTGAGGCTGTTCCGGCCGGGGCTGATCGATGTTATCTGGATTGAACACATCGGTGCCACTATCCGTCGAACCTTCAACGGCATCATCAGGAGAATAGTTTTGGTAATTCATCGGCATGTTGTGTGACTCACACTTGAATTTAGACACTTCTTACGGCGAAGCCGTTCACACTATGGTTCTTTGCCCTCTGGGTCTCTCTCATCAATCCCAGACATGACTTTTATGTATATTTCGCGGGCCTTTCGATGGCCACGTAGTGCGCGATCTTGGCTCTCTTGATTCGTGTCGGTCATCCAGTTCTGAAACAGAAGTCCTACGCGAGCACTATACGCAGCTTCCACACCCCGTCGGTCGAGCCTATCAAGTTTCTTATCGTAAACAGAGGGTTTCAGCGGAGGTACATCACCACTAGCGTCGTCAAGGAAGAAGATGGCGGTTAGCGTGAACACCACCGTAAGGACCGCCACCGCCACCCCACTTGGATTCATAGCATCTGTTCCAGTGCCTTCGTCGCGATTTCGATATCGCCCTCGAGCAGCTTCAGGTCAGACTGTAACTGCTCAGTCTTAGTCTCGGGCGGTGACATCGACGTGAAGTACTTATCGAACACACGTCCAAGGTGACGCTTGACTGCGTTGTCCAGTTCGAGGTCTAGTTCATTCGCTAGATTCATGTTGGAAACTCCACTTCTACTTCGTCATCGGTTTCAATTCCCAGTGCTTCCATTAGGCCAGGAGAGAGATCGGCTACCCGTCCTGTACCTGCATTCGGCCCCCAATCGGCAGGGTACGCAGAGTGTTCGATCCCGGTACCTATTGCTCGAACGATTGCTTTCCTACTCAGTAGCATGGCTCGCGGCGTTCTCTTATAGTCCCATCGACAGGCAATGTAGAACACTTCAGGATCGAGTCGTCGCGCTAGTCCTGTCGTTCCACTAGGTTGATATGGCAGGAACAAGTGCGGTGCCTGACTTATATCGGTAATGAAAGCAAGTCCCTCATCAGGTGCGACGCCTGTATCGTTCGGGCCACCGAACCACGAACACGGTCCCTCTGTGCCAAACACTGGAACCGTATTCGGAGGAGGCTCTTCGTCCAACAGAGCCGCCCATGTCTGTTCCCCTACTACACCATCCACCTCAAGTCCCTCAGACCGCTGGAACTCCTTGACTAGAGATTCAGTGGTGGTGCCGAAATCGCCATCGATCCATTTAGGTAGCAGTTCCTGCAATCTAACAACGTCGGGGCCGGTGCTCCCCTTTCGCAACACAGGCAACGAGGTCGAGGGCGGATCGATTGGAAGCGGAATTGGTTCACTTTTTGGCCAAACCAACGCAACAACATTCGACTTAGGAAACGGGGCAAGGTTAATGGCGTCAGACTGGTTCCCTCCACGACACATGTAGTTGGTTCCACTCGTGCTTTCGTAGAACGTAACATGTCCTCCGCCCGAACGGGTAAGTACCACAACGCATCCGAGCCTGGGTACTTTAAGAACACCATAGTTGGGGTCGTCTGCCCAACTCCTTGCCCACAGAAACCTATCCGTATCTGTACTTCCAAATGGGGGTCGTACACCGACAGTTGCCATGCAGTCAGCCGCCGCGAGTCCGCACCAGGGGATTGAGTCATGGCTGTACCCATTACAGTAAGATTCCATCTCAGGGTAGGCTCTAGCGATGTTATCTGCCATAGCCAGTATCTTTGTCTCGTCTGGTGCACCTGGCTTCTCTGATAGCCCATTCATCGAGCGCATCCTTAGGAGCCAAAGAGGAGCTTCATCAGTCATGTGTGACTCACACTACCTATTGAACCGGCTTCTACCAGACGTATCTTCGACTGCATTGTTCAGGATCAAGCCAAGCCGCTGCTCAAGCTGATCTTTAACTGGACCACGTGCGATTGCCAAATATGGCTGACATACTTCTTCCCAAACAATATTCAGGATATTGCCTGGAATCACGTAGAACGACGCTGGATTGAACCTTGGCTTTGGGTCTGCCATCATATTCCCCTTTGTCTTGATCGTTGATAGTCATCTATGCTCATTTCCTGCCAGAAAGACCAGCTAGGTGGGAGCATTTCCTCTGGCACTTTGATCTCGCTAGGATCAGGTAGCTTACTGAGCATGTATTTTAGTGTGTTCATAGCATGATCGTTATGGTCTACTGGTTCATCGATGTTCTTGCCTTGGTTATCTCTTTTCCAGTAGTAGCTCATCACTTCGTCCAAGAACCACGGGAGTTCTTCAGCAATGTAGAATAGTGGCCCAGGACGCTCCTCAGTGACCAAATGTGGCGTCTTAGGAGTGCCAGCGATATACGAATTAACCTTAGCGATACCAGATAGGATATCACTGCTCCCTGGACGGACATTAAGACCACTATCCTTGAGAATCTTTGCGATCGTCGTGCTTCTGATGGACTGACCAGCAACGACGATTCGCCGGAAGATTGCAGGGTCCGCAATGATCGGCTCATGTGTATGTAGCAGTCCTGCATATCGTGCCCTTATCTCTCTTATAGTATTACCATGCTGCATAATGTCAAAATTAGGATGATAAAACCCGTCCAGTACAATAACTCGCCCATAATCATCAACAAACCCAAGCATGTAACACGTGGGTGTGACGATCCCAAAGTCGTAGCCTTCGATTGATTTGACCTTAACGTGTCGTCTTTTACAATCTGCAAGATGGTCAAGGATCACCTCTCTCTTTATAACGTGACGAGACACATCGAACTCAGGGTGTACTAGCCCTTCGAATGCTGCCCACTTCCCGAGCAGGTACCTCTCACGCATCTGTCCTTTGTACGTCGTCTCAAGCGTAGCGATAAAGTCAGGCTTAAGATTGGCCTTATTGGCATAAGTGTCGCTCTCGCACAGCTCGATAATTGGCGTGTGAGTCACACTATCTACGAGCAGTTTGTTCGAGAAGATCTTCTTGTCACGCCAGTCGATATACGGCTTGATCAGTTCGTGATACGCCCAGTTCTGACTAGGATTGAGCGTCATCATTAACCATCTTGGACCGTCACTCGGCATGGTAGCGTCTTCTTCTCCTTCTTCCACACGGTAAGGGGTGTCTCCTCGCAGCCGTCCGAGCAGATCAAGGAAGTCTTTATGCGTGATGCCAGGGTCGTCGATTTGATCCAGTCCAATCCAATCGTACGTAGCCGATAGTAGGTTACTGGTCGTGGTCCCGTCTTCATTCGTGCTCTTACCTCGTTGGGCCACATATCGAAAATGTACGACGCTTCCGTTGATGAGATACGCACTATTATCCTCCTGGGTTGGCTTCTTCTTGATCCAGTAGCCAGGGCACCACTTAAAGAACTCCTTTCGCAGCGTGTCATTCAGCTTGGGGTAGGTTTCTCGTCCAAGTAGTCCCATGCAGCCAGGGTAGGCTTTCAAGAGCATCAGGGACTTGATCACAAGACCAGTCGTCTTTCCATTCGCAAACCCACCCCCAAAAATCTGAACCTTCGCGCGGCTTTGTTGGAAACCATGCTGGGCCGACCCTTCTTGCAAACGATAATTTGGCACGCATCACCTCGACACTTTCCGTGTTGGATAGAAATTAGCCTGATCGAAGTTTCTCGGAGCCATTCCCTCAACTAGGTGGTAGTTTTCAGCCCCTGGTCCATAGTAGAAATCGTTGTTGTGCATGCCACCGATTACACGATTGATGTATTCCTGTGGAGTGAGTTGACTAAGATCTTCATCTCCCATCGTGGTCTGCAACATTCCAAGAGCTGCTTCTAAGCTCGATTGGCTTCTACGATCCTCTATGTTCCCTGAGAAGCCACCACTAGGGTTAGGATCTTTCATCCATGCCGCTGCGCCTGCCTCATTCGTTAGCTTAGGTAGGTCGCGCCAGTAGTGTTGGAGCCCTACCGTATCCATACCACTGTAAGCTTCGTCATCCGTTTCTGGAATTGCATTCATTCCAGGGGACATCTCAGCCTGATCGTTCCAACCGAGTTTAGGAAAGCGTTGGTTGATCGTTTCCTGCACGCTACCTACCGGAGCATTCTGGCGAGCTAACTGTGCTGCGATCCAGTCATCGACCTCAGGGTCTTCATAACCGACCGCAGGGACCGTTATCTGTAATGGTTCAGCCATCTTGTGTGACTCACACTACCTAACAGGACTTCCAAAGACGTGAAGACCAAGGAGGCCAATGAGGATAAACAGGACTAGCCAGCCACCAAATGGTCCCCATGGACCGACACGATCCCTATACCAAGGGCCGATACCAAGAAGGCCAAAGACCCCAAAGATCACGTAGATCAGCCAGAACCAAATGTTCGCGCCCATCATTTCCTCCTCTTCGGCGGCTTGTTGCTTAAACCTGCCTCGGACAACGCAATTGCAATCGCCTGCTGTCGATCCTTGACGATTGGCCCTTTCGCACTTCCACTGTGAAGCTGTCCATGCTTGAACTTGTGCATTTCGGTGTGTACTGCCTCTTTCGGGGACTGGCCTTTGACTGGCATGATATCACCTGATTCGTATTCTTGGTCGACTAGACTGGTAACTTGCTGTGGCAGTTTCCATGGAATCGTAACCATCAAGATAAAGCGCCGCAGCATAAGCAGGAATCAACTGTTGCTGAGTAGTGAACTCCATATGTTCAATCGCATCGTATCGCTCCATCAACATCTCCCAGCGTGGGAAGCAGCGTTGATGATATGGGTAATTCTCACGGAACGGCAGTGTAGGATCAATTGTAGCCATCTCAGGATCAGCCTGAGGTTCAGCTATGCGGTTAATAAAGCTCTGGCCGAAGAATACAGGCAAGAATGGATAGTTGTTCGCCCAGCCTTCACTACATAGCCCAATTGGAAATGTCTGATTATTATAACGAGAGTCTATGTGTAGAGTCTCCAGGAGATTCCGGACTCCAATCCCTTTAGTCATACAAATACCCATTTGGTTTGCGCCATGGCGATGTTGCATTGCATATTGCATAGCACGTCGGCATCGCCGAGCGTTTGTCATATCGCCGTCGCGCGCAAACGCTATAGCGCCAATTGTCAAGCTTGGCATATTATCAATGAAATTATTGGCGCCTCCAAAGCCCATAGACCAGAACCCAGGATACTGGCCGTTAGCATATGTTACGTCAGGAGCCTCTTGATAAAGACACCACGCACTGAGGGCTCTGTCTTTAATTAGTGCGATGCAAGCATCACGAATGGTTGAATTTGCACCAGGAGCGTTAGCGTACTCAAAACTGCCATACAGATTAGCTGGTGCAGACGCGCCTGGCGGGAAGAGTGAGTCACACACGGTTTTGTACGTTGTGAGTCCTGTTAGGTAAAAGAGTGCTGCAGCAGCATTAGGGTACCATGTCGGAAACTGCGAAGCTAAGGATGCAATAGTCGCATTATATTGCGCAGTCGTCCACTGTGCTCGAGTCTTCACAGGTAGATAATGAGCATCACGAGTAGTCGCATCTGTATGAACTAAAACAGCCCAATCATAAGCTGCAATGGCGGACGCCTTATATGTATTCGAGAGCGCTGTATAACCCATAGTGGCTAGGATACGTGCAAGTTTCGCTGCAACGAAGACATACTGTATGCTCGTTATGTGGTCTGGATACCAAGTGTAGACGGACATAGAAGTGTTCCAGCTAGTTTCATAGCCTGGAATACCTTCGCCGTAGTTCATGCCTGCACTTACTGCCCCGCTGCCCTGTTGGCTCTGCCTAACCTGCTCTATGCCCCAGATCACTTCAACAATCGGTGAAGGCAATCCGTTCGTTCCCGCAAAGATCGTTGGATCAAGCCCTATCTCCAGACACGTTGGAATACCGTAATTTATAGCCAACCTGCTAGTCGAATTTAGAAACTCGAATGTTGTGAGTATCTGCGACCACCCTCCATGCGTCTCCGGAAAGCGTACGTCCCAGTCTCCTGCATCCGAGTGTCCTCCGTAAGCAGGGTCTTCGACGGACGTGATCCAGGGTTCATAGCCCCCACCTGCACCTACCGGATAGCCTGCGTCGTGAATGCCATTCGTAGTACCTGCAAGGCTGTAGCCAGACATAGCATACGGAACGTAACTCTTATAGACCTTGTATGTGGACGTGTTTCTAAAGTTAAGCGGTCGCGTGTAGCCAAAACGACCATCTTGCACACAACCCATTCGTTGATGGTAACAACCCTTAGCATATACTGACGCTACAGTGTTCCAAATTCGGTCGTCGATAATTATAGGATCAGAGACCCCGATGCCAGGAAGCCATATGTAGTACGTGCCTGGCGATAAGGTTGCAGTAGAGTAGTCCAATCCATAGACGTATGTCTGCGAGCGATTTCCATTCATGTTGACTCGGAAGCATAGGTTTCCCTTATTTCCCGAGGTACTCTGAGTAAAGTCACTGAAGCCTGTACTGTTTACTCCAACAAGATCGAAGCTGTTACCTGACTTGTTCCCTACAGTATGAAAAAGCTGATTTCCTCCAGGAGCGTCAACTTCAGACATGCCGCCATTAGAGGCAGCACCCGCGGTATAGTGAGTCATACCAACACAAACGACCCTATCACCATTAGACAAGCTTGACGCATCGTCTACTGTTACACGAGCTGTCGTAGCCTTTGTGATCCCGCTTATCTTCATTGGCTTAGGCTGAAACACCTCATACGGAACTTGCTCTACATGCTGCGGCGCATCAAACGAATGACCCTCGACCGATGTCGGCGTCGCACGCTGCACCGGGGCACCACTAGAGGTGAACACAACCGTTCCAGCCGCATTAATTATGTACCAGTTTGCGATACCGGCGAAGCTAACTTCACCATCTGTACCTTTGCCAGGAACCCACTCACTCAGGTACGCAAGCTTACCTACATCATTCGGCCTGTGACCACTTTGGTCAACATGAATGGCACGACATCGTGTCGATTTCTCCTGGAACGTGAACGTGTAAGCATTAATCGAGGCTCCTGGAGGAAACGTAATAGTGTACGAAGACCCAGACGTCAGTGTTCCGCTGAGCTGAAGATAGATTGTATGCTTAAACGAAAGACAAGGTTGCTGAAAATTCGTTCCAACAAACATTCCGCCACCACCACTATACGGCTTTGTTTTAAGGTACATACCCGTAACCGTAAGCCCTCCCGTAATGCCATAATTCGCAGCGACCTTTGCCGCCTCACGATCTAGATACGTCGTCGAACGAATGTCTGAATATCTTCGCGTTTTACCATCACGGCCGACGAGCAAGCACCATTGAGGTGTACCAAGAATGGGATGCGTCCGCTGTACAAACGTGTTAGGGTCTATAAGAACGCCACCTGAGGTATATGTGTTCGTAAACACAGAACTCTGCAAATCGATCGTGCCTGAGCCCGAACGTGACGCTGCCCAATGCCGGTTTGCCTCAGTTGTACCCACAGTGCTATGAACAACTATACGGTTCAGCTCACCAAGATACGCGGCAGACTGTCCAAAGAACGCCGCCCCACCAGTATACGCATTCACGAAGGCTGAAGGAATGCCGCTGTCCACTTGTTCTGGGAATTTGGAGAACCTATTCTCCAGAAGTATGTGCGTCCCATCAACAACAGTAAGTTTCCAGTTCGACCATTCATCAGTGCAGTTAGCCTCAATGCATCCGCGAGCACCACGAATGCCACAAAGCTGGCCTGTAGTGTAGCCTGCGGTACTCCACACAGTGCAGAGAATTTTTCCTCCTGCACCTGCTCCCATAGCTTGAATGTACGTCGCACCCACATTAGCTGCGAACGTAGTCGTCAGCCGAATATGGCCATGGCCATTATTCACCGCTCCTGTGATAGGGTATGTGCCTGTCCCCGAATCAGGTGAACTTAATACCTCGGTGTACCCCTGAATTACAGGCGGATCGACCACTTCCACACATATCAGTGCATTCGTCCTGTTGTCCACTGTGCTGAAATCTTGAACGGTAAAAGTCGAACCTCCTCCCCCTCCGCCGACGTAGTAAACTTCGGTCAGTGAGGTAAAGTAGATAGTATTAGCAGAAACGGTGCCACCAACATCAGTCGTTGCAGCAACATCCCCCGATGTAGCTGCACCAGTGTATCCTGTAACACCAGAACCAGTAGAACCGAAGCCTCCACTAATGGAAGCATGCACGCGAATGACAAGCGGCTTGGTTTTATTGAAAGCATAGGTTACCTCGTCGCTTGTCACTAACGCTTGAGGAAAGCCCACAGACCCAGTTACGTTTCCACCAAATGTTACTTGTACTTGTGTACCATCGAAGTCCCAAGCATCTCCACTACTAGCAGCATGCCCAACATACATCTTATCCCAGGTGACACCGCTAGTATTACCTCCCTGAACAGTTATACGCAGCTTACTCCCCGTTGCTGGAACCGAACCGTCATAGGCAGCTACAGGGACAACTTGTGATAGAGTCTCGGTTGAGGCTGTTCCAATCGACGAGTTCAACGTGATGTTATGAAGAGTGAACCAATTAGCCTCGGGGGTAAAAACCTCGACACGAGCAACGCCAATTGAGGAATTTGCAGAAGCCGGAGTGTAACCTGCGACGTCAGTAGTAGCCGCCTCATCCACGCTAGCTTTAATATAGCTAGTCCAGCCAGTACCGCTCGCTTGGCGTAAATCGGAAGCGCCGCTACAATGAAACGCAACAACTAGCGGCTTCGCTTTATCAAATGCGTAGTCCGCAACGTCACCAATTCGAAATGTTGAGATATTCCATGTAGTTGAGGCGAACGCCGACAGTTGAACCTGTGTGCCATCGAAATCGTAAGCATCGCCACTTGTAGCGGCGTGGCCAACATACACCTTATTAGCAGTAGCACCAGCAGCGCTGCTTATAGTTACGCGAATCTTTGTGCCAGTGGCAGGAACGCCAGCACCATACGCCGATACAGGAACAACGACACGTATAGTGTAACCGTTTAGATCGCCGGTGTTACCGCCACCTGTTCCGAGATTTACTAGGTCTTTCCAAGGCATGTGTGACTCACACGTTAATAAGTGTTGATGCCGAGCGCGGCCATATATGCGTTAATGCGACTCATGTACGCGAGTGCTTGGGTAGGAGTCAATGCACCACCAAGCATAGTCGCGGACATCTGTACAGCCAGCCAATTTCCAGTGCCGCCACTGACAGAGAACAGAGCAAAGTTTCCTATACTCGGACCTGCTGTTGCAGCGCCGCCCGCCGTACCTCTTGCGGTTCCGTTTTTGTATATCTGTAAGGACGAAGAACTCGTACGTACTATCAGAGCGTTTCCTCGTGTAGTTCCACTTGCCGTTGCGTTCTGACCCCCACCCCCGATAGCACTGTATATGTCGCCTGCAAAAAGAGGACAGAGATATGCAACGTTCCCTGCCGTATGGGCTGCGTAGCTGAACGCCCCTGTAGTGTCGTTCGTCTGAATGTAAGCGGCAATGCTCCCTTCTGAACCATCAGCCTTCATGTTAGGGTCTGCTGCTGTATTCGGATTAAACCCTGTATCCATCCATGCTGATGTTCCGTTCCCACTCCATCCTGCATCCGCAGCAAACGTACAACCATGGTTCACTAATGGATAAGCCGATGACTTAAGATTTATAAGAGAAGTTGCTGAATCTGCTGCTGCCTGTACGTAAAGTGCAGTTATCTTGGGCCACACGGTGTCGGCAACAAGTCCATCAATCAACGCTGCATAAGCCGCCTTACGCGGTGCTGATGGAGCAGTGATTCGTGCCAAGAACTGAGTCATCTCGGCACTATCTGCACCGCCTGCCGCAACTTTGTCCAGCGCAGGCCACGACTGCCATTGCCTCTTTGCATCTAAGAAAGGCATTAGGTAAGATTCCCCGAGGCGCGAAGATGAACAGACGCACCTGTGACAACCTTCCACGCACCATTAACTGAGGTGTTCCCTAAAGGAATCCAGAACGGAACAAGGGTAACGACCGAACCTGTTCCACCCTGAAAAATAATCACAGCAGTTAGCGCTCCATCTTGGAGCGTAATCTGTCCAGGGTTCAGGCTCTCAGGGAAAACAGTAATCCCTGCAAGATAGTCACCTG